AACACCTCGCAGAAAAGAAAAACTGGAGGATAACCCAATTACCTAACGGTTTTTATCAAACTGAATACCAAGATCCAAATGAAGATACTTGGCACGACGTGACAAGAAGAGAAACTATTGAAGGAGCAGAAAAAGCTATTGATGGCTCAGTAGAACATTATGCTAAAAAAGTAGATTTCTTAAAAGGTCCTAAAGTCGTAAAAACCTTTGAATAATTAAATTAAATTAAATTAAATGATAGTAAAAAATCTGAACTTTGGCGATGAAGCTAGAGACCAGGTATTTAAAGGTATAGAAAAACTCACAAATGCTGTTAGCTCCACATTAGGAGCTAGCGGTAAATGTGTTATTCTTGAAGACGCGCAAGGTAATCCCATGATAACTAAAGATGGTGTTACAGTTGCTGATTCAATAACCTTGTTAAATCCTGTAGAAAATATTGGCGCTAGACTTATAAAAGAAGCTGCGCGTAAAACAGTTAAAGAAGCTGGTGACGGAACAACTACGGCTACTATTTTAGCGCACTCTATATTAAAAGAGGCATACGCTAAGTTAAACAAAAAAAATGGTAGAATAATAAAAGAAGGTATTTTATCTGCCGTAGATAAAGTAATAGATTATTTAAATAACACATCTGTTCCAGTTGATGAAAAAATAAAAGAAATTGCTACAATTTCAACTAATAACGATTCAGAACTAGGAAGTTTAATAGCTGATGCATTTATGGCTGTTGGTAAAACAGGCGTTGTAATAATGGAACCATCATCATTAGGCGAAACTAAAATAGAAATAGTTGAAGGTGTAGAGTATGATAAAGGTTTATTAAATCAAAACTTCATAACAAATAAAGAAAACTCTACTTGTGAATTAGAAAAACCATTAGTGTTAATAGTTGATTCTAAAATAGATTCAATAAGACAAATACAAGGAGTTTTAGAGCATGTAATAAAAGCTAATAAAGCTTTATTAATAATAGGTCAAGTTGAAGCGCCTGTATTATCTGCTCTTGTTATGAATAAAATAAAAGGTAATATAAAAATAAACGTTATTGATCCACCAGCTTTTGGATTAAGACGTAAAGAAATATTAGAAGATTTATCTTTACTTACAAGTGCTCAAATAATAAACGAAGATCTTGGAGATGATCTAAATACAATACAAATAGATTATTTAGGTGAATGTTTAAAAGCTACTACTAATAATGATCAAACTATAATTCAAGTAAGTGAAATAAACAATGAAGTAGAAAAAATCATTTCTAATATAAAAGAAAAATTAACTACTAAATTAAAACCGCATCAAGTAATAGGTTATGAGCAAAGATTAGCTAGATTATCTGCTAAAGTAGCTATAGTTAAAGTTGGTGCTAATTCAGATATTGAATTAAAAGAAAAACAAGATAGAGTAGAAGATGCTATATGTGCTACTAAAGCCGCTATTAAAGAAGGCATAGTTGCAGGTGGTGGAATTGCATTATTAAACGCAGCTACAAGTATTAACGAAGAAAATATTGGCGAAGAGATATTGTTAAAATCTATATTATACCCATTTAAAGTAATACTTGAAAATGCTGGCATAGTTCCTAACGTTCCTCAAAAAGAAGGTTATGGAATAAATGTAGTTACAGGAAATATGGTACACATGATAAGCGAAGGTATAATTGATCCATTATTGGTAACAAAAAGCGCTTTAACTAATGCGGCTTCTGTAGCAACTACTATATTATCTACTGATTGTGTAATTAATAATATTAGAGTAGATGAAAGCAGTAGGTAAAAATTTAATTATACAAAAAATAGAAGAAAATATAACTAAATCTAAAGGCGGTTTACTATTAAGTAAAAACGATAGAAGTGATATTAGATATATTGAAGCAATAGTAGTATCAGTAGGAGAAGAAATTTTAGGTATTAAAAAAGACGACAAAATATTTTACGATAGACATGCTGGTCATTTTATTGAATTAAACAGTAAAAGTTATCATGTTATTAAAGACAAAGATGTCGTCGTTGTTTTATGAAAAAGCTAGAGGCGTCAGATATTAAAGATCTGAAATTGCTGCAACATTACCGTATAATACGCAAATGGGCTTGTAAAAACAACGGCTTAAACGATGCTGATTTAGAGTTATTAATATATTTAGATTGCATTGATTTATTTAGTAAAAAAGATTTTGAAATGGGTAGTTATTCTTATAGTTGGGATAATAGACGTTGGAATAAACTTATACAAAACGATTGGATAGTAGTTTGGCGTCACAGAAACAGAACAACTCAAAAATTTAATATATATAAAGTTTCTTTTAAAGGTAAACAATTAATAAAAAGAATTTACCGAGTAATGTTAGGTGAAGAAGATATACCTACTAGCACTAGAAGAAATAAAATAATGAAAGGTGAAACCTATATAGACAAGGTTTTACAAACATCTATTAAAAACGTAAATAAAAGCAGATGAAAAAAGGTCCTTTAAATATGTTATCGTCAATTATGACAGGCACTACATTAAATCAACCAATGAGTAATCAACCATGTGATTGTGGTGAAGAAATGACTCCTAATTTTGAAGCTCAAAGAATTAATGAAATAGATCAAAGAATATTAAACCCTATGGAAACAACCATGAGAGGTAATATACAACCTGGTGCATATAATGCAACTGGTTTTTCAAAAGGAATGGTTAATAATTCTAATCAAATATTTAATACATCCGAAGAAAGAAATAAAATAATTTAAAAATAATAATTATGCATAGTAGAAAATATGATCCTTCAATGGAAAAATTAAAGCCAGGAACTAAAGTTGGTATAGTAGGTGAATCACATATATGGGACGGACCACTAGATCAAGTTGGTAGACCTCATGGTGAAGGTTCAAGTAGAGGGCCAAAAGGAATGCATGTGTTAAAAGCACCTGTTTCTTATAAAGGAATGCCTATTACTGAATGCGCTAAAAGATAATATTAATAAATAAAAATATAAAAATGGCAATATATAACGGGTCAATAAAGGTATTACCTTGCAACGAAATAAATATACCACAACCTGGCACATTAGTAAGATTAACTAGTGATGCGCCAGCTATACTACTTGGCGGAATGACTTTTGTACGAGATTTGTTAGGTACTGATGATAGATTAGAAATAAACACAGATTCTCAGGATCTTTATGAGTTATTTATAAATCAAAAAATTAGTGGTAGTGATGTTTTATATATAAATCAAACTGCAGGTCCTGATAACGGTAAATCTTATATTTTAGAAATTACAGGTGTTAACTATGAATTTCATGCAGGTACTGAGGATATTAAAAATATAATAATATTTTTTAGAAGAACTCTTTGTTCACCGCCAAGTGTACTAGAGTGGCTACCAGCGAAAGGAATTGGTAATGCTTTTGATATAGAAATATATAGAGGTAATTATAGCACAACAACAGGTCTAGGGTCTCCAGCAGCAACAGTAGATTTAGGTGGATATAGCGGCGCTGGTAATAGTGATGGTTATGCTTTATCAATACAAGAAGCTGGTTTGCTTTCACCAGCAGTTGAAGTTTTAACAGTTAACAATGACAAAGTACCTCTTGTGTTAAGCACTACACCTCAAGAATTAAAAGTAGTAAAAGTTTTTTGCCCAAATAATAGTTGTTCAGATTATGAAGAAGGTGGAGGCACAGAGAGTAATATATATGCATTTAGCTTTGAATTTTAAAAATTAATAATTATGGCTTATATACAATATGGAAGTCCTTTTTTAGCAAGTGGAAAAGGATGTGCAAAATCTGAAGGAGGTTCGGGTTGTGTAGTAAAAAGAGGAGATAAATTTGTTATCTTAAATAATAAAAAAGGTGGTATTTGGAGAGACGGATTTGCGACTAAAGAAGAAGCAGATAAGGCGTTAGCAGCTTACCACGCAAATAGTTAAAATTATGAGTTCACCATTTCAAAAAGCGTTTAGCGCTAAGTCACCATTAAAAGATAAAGATAAAAATAAATTATCAGCTTATAAAGGAACATCTCCAGAAGATATTCCTGGATATGATGATGGAGCTGGAGGTATAGATTACGAAGCTAAAGCAAGAGCAAACGCCGCGCCAGGAGCACAATATACAGAGGCAGCGGCTGAAGCAGCGTTTGATAAAATGAAGTATACTACTGATGCTAATATTAGAAAAGGAGCAGGAGCAGTTATAACAGTTTCTAAAAATAAAAATAAATAATGAGTTCACCGTTTCAAAAAACATTTAGTGCTAAAAGTCCTTTGAAAGAAAAGACTTTTACTATGAGAGAATTAGATGCTAAAAGCAAAAAAGAACAGGAAGAGGCAATAAAAAATTCTGATATTCTTCCTCAAATAAACGAACCAGAACCAGATTACGAAAGTCAAGATCCGCAAAGATTTGCTGGAGATGATGGGTATGATGATGATGGTACACCAGCGTTAAACACGCGTTGCAAATATACAAAAAAGAAAAAATAAAACAATTATGGATAAGTTAAGAAAAGATGAAGATTATGATGCTAAAGAAGCATACAATAAAAATTTAAGCCCCTCAGCAAGGTTTGATTATTTAAAAAATGAAAGACATGATCATAACATGGCTGCTAGTAAAATGCTAGCTAGCAATTCTCCAGCTAAAAATCAAAATAAAGGATATGCTGATTCTAGAGAATTAACAGATATGCCACTTACTAAAGATATGACTGGTGGAAGAGGTGTGTCTTGGATGTCTAAGCATGCTACACAAAGATTTAGTTCGCCTGTAAAAGCAGCTAAACCAGATTATATTGATGCTGATAATGACGGTAATAAAACTGAGCCTATGAAAGAAGCTGTAGAACAAGCAAAAAAAGCTGATAGTGGAAGTGGTATGAAAATGATTTCACCTTTAAACAGGTATGATGAGGTTGTAGAAGGTGGAAACAAAGGCGATAAGTCTAAGACTAAGCCGGGTAAAAAAGATTACTAGAAATAATAGTTAAATGCCTTTTTACTTAAAACCAGGTAAACATAATCAGCAAAAACCTCAAAGTATAATGGATCCTAATTATACAGAAGAAAAACCTGATTGGAGCGCTGACGAAGTTATAGAATTAAATAATTTAGCTTCTAAAGTTGAATCTACAGCGGCTTTACCAGGAGGTAAATTTGCAGCTAAAAGTCTTATTAAAGAAGGTTTAAGAAAATATGTAGGTCCTATTGCAGGTAGAATTTTTGGTATAGGCAGTATGATGTTAACAAGTCAATCAGCTTATGCTAGACCACCAGGTGAAGATGTTGATGGTGAATATATCCAGTATGATGATTTTGAAAACCCTAAATGGAGTCAAACAAATTATGCTAAACGTTATCAAAATCTTAATTTATCACCACCATCAACAACAACTAATAATGAAGAATAATTATGGCTTTTAAATTAGGAAAACCACCATATACATATGACCCTACACCAGTGTATCACACGCCAATGGAAGAAGGCACACTTGGTAAAGCTAATAATAATGGAACTATTATCATTAATAAAAATTTACCTGCTTCGGAATTAGAAGAAGTTGTAAAACATGAGAAGGTTCATATAGACCAAATGCGAAGAGGTGATTTAGATTACGATAATGAAAACGTGTATTGGAAAGGGAAAACTTACTCTAGAAGTAAAATGAATGAAGGAGATTCTGCGTTACCATGGGAAGCAGAAGCATATAGAAAAACAAAATAAATTAAATTAAATGAATAATAAAAGTAATGAATCTAAAGGTTTAGGAGATACAATTCATAAGTTTACAACTGCAACTGGAATTAAAAAAGTAGTAGATGTAGTATCTGAAAAATTAAATAAACCATGTGGTTGTAATCAAAGAAGAGACGCTTTAAATAAAATGTTTCCTTATGGCAACAAAAAATAAAAAAAAATTTTCTGAAACTAAAGTAGGAGCTTTTTTATCAAAAGCAGCACCTGGAATTTTAGGTACTGTGGGTGATGTGTTACCAGATCAAGGTGTTTTAGGTATGGTTAAAAACTTAATACAAAAAGAACCTGACACTGTGTTACCACCAGAAGATAAAGAAAAAGCTATGAAGCTTTTAGAAATGGATATAATAGAAATGCAAGAAGTATCAAAAAGATGGGACAGCGACATGAAATCAGATTCATGGCTAAGTAAAAACACACGTCCACTATCTTTAATATTTCTTACAATTTCTATGGTAATTTTAATAATATTAGATAGTTTTCAATGGACCTTCACGGTAGATACTGGCTGGGTAGAATTATTGAAAACTTTGTTAGTCACCGTTTATGTAGCCTATTTTGGGTCACGAGGTGCGGAAAAATTTAAAAGTATAAGTAATAATAAATAATAACAACAACAATAACAAAAATTATGGCAAGTAGATATTTAAAAATTCCTGTTGTACAAAGAGTAATTACTAGTGATGAAAAAGGATTACAAACTGGATCTTACAGCAAAATTTTAAAAACTTTAAGAATTCCTCAAGAATTTTTAGGAACTTCAACTGGTTCTGTGTATTTTAGTGATGCAAATTCATCTAATGGATCTGCTATTCCGCTGGAATTATCATCAATTGTTAAAGAACAAATGAACACATGGGATGATTTATATAATGGAGGTCAATTTCCTGAAAATATTGGTGATCCGAGTTTCATTTTTGGCGGGTTTTGGATTCAAATTCCTTTAAATGTAAGTAAAACATTATGGCAATCAACTGAAGTCTCTATTCCAGGAGGAGATAATGTAGATAATTTCGTACAATATAACGGTTCTTTATGGCTAAGAGTTTCTCAAGAAGTTGTATATACAAACAACTTATTTAACGATGTAACTCAAACATGGTATACATATCCTTTTTTATCAAATTTAGTAAAACAAAACAACTCAGAATATGCAATGAAAATTGATAGTGATATAGCTGTAGTAGGTGATAAAGGATACAATCAAATACAAAAGTTTTTACAAGACAAAGTTCAAAAAGCTTTAGTTTCAAACCCTGGAGCTTCAGAAACTTTATTAGATTTTGGTAAAACTAATAAACAATTAGACGCTGGTCAATGGGGATGTTTAACACCTCAAGAGCTTGTTAATGCTGGAGATGATCCAAATGATTTAGTACTTACAAATCAACAATTGCCAGCAGCAGGACAAGAATTTATAAACGGCGAGTGTAGACTAGTAGTCACATGTGCTGTAATAACTAATAGAGGACAAGGTGTTTCAACTGCTGATTCAGTAGATGAAATTCAATCTTATCCAACTCTTGCAGAGACATGGGGTATTACTGGTGGTTCAGAGGGCGATGGTCTTTACGATGATTCACATCTTGGCGCTTTACCTGGTAATGCAACTGGTGGTTTAGCTCAAGAAATAAATTTAAATCCAGCTCAATTATTTAGTGATGGAGCTAATATTCTTGAGCAGTTTGCAGGAACAGTTCAGTTTACAAGTAAAACAATACAACTTAACTGTTGTGAAAACTGGAGTCAAGGACCAATAAAAGGTAAATAAAAACATAAATAACACACAAACAATGAACATAGAATATTTAAATTTTAGAGGATTTAACACGACCTCTAATGTAAAAGCAACTTTTACAGATCCTGGAAAAGGAGAATTTGAGAAAGTAGAAGACATGTATTATGGAATAGAAAATACAAGAACTTTAACAGTTAATAAAAGTGATGTAATGTCTATATACTCTTATATTCCTGAAACAGTAAATTTAGGAGCTGGAGAATGCTCAGGATGTAATGTATGCTTAAGTTATAGAGTGGTATTAGGATTAAAAAATCAAGGATATTTAGAATTAAATATTGTTTCAGATGTACCTGTTAACAATGTACAAGAGTTAGGTCCTGGTCAACTTGGCACATTATCTACAGATTCTGGACTAAGAGCGCTAACAGTTCCTTTTAATTCATGGGTATTAAACAATAATGTTAGTGAAGATTCAACATGCGGTGGTCAAATGACAAATGCAATTTTCGAAATTCAATCACCAGTTGCTTTGCTAGATGGAAAACAATATCAGTGGACTCCAGAAGCAATTAAAGCTTACTTTGGAGTACTTAATTCAGACGGAAATTTTGCAACTAGTGTAAGAGAATTAGTAAGTAGATGGTTAGAAGAAAAAGTAAGTAATTACTTAATAGCTAATCCTGGAACACCTCTAACAGATGTGGTTTTAGGCGAAGTAAAAGACTATACTTATGAAGGTGTAACTTATGGCGGTTTTAAATTAAGATTTGGTGGAATTGGAATACCTAAACCATTTTTTAGCCTTGATAAAAACCAGTACGTTTTCTCACAGAATGTTGCAACAGCTTATCCATTTAGATGGAGCGATACATATGTAGTTTCTACGTCAGCTGGTGGACCTCCAGGCGGTGAAGCATAACAATTAATACTTTAAAACATGGCACAATATTTAGAATTTGAAATTGTAAATAGTTCACAGCCATCTGAAGAAGGAAAATTTGTTATCGACAAAGATGATATAAAATTTGCTTATGCAGTAGATAACACAACGTATAGATTAGTAATAAATGATACGTTTGAAACAAGCGGTACTAATGTAAATTTATCATTAGACACTACAGTTGATGGAAGTGGAACAGCCCCAACAATTTCTAACAAAACGTTAAATGATAGGTGGGCAAGATTAATGACTGCTAATCCAGGTGGCGTAAAAACCAACGTTGGATTTGGTAGAGATAATAATAATGAACCGATATATATAAGCGGAGGATTATTTAATATATAATAACATAAGGGGTGTTTTTATAACACCCCAAATGTTGAATTAAATTTAATATAATGAATAAAAAAGCAATAACCAAAGAAGAGTTAGACAATATATTAACTCTGCAAAACAAAATAGCGCAACTATTACATAAAATAGGGGTTGCAGAAACAGAAAAACACGCGTTACTTCATGAGCTAGCGGGTGTAAATCAAGATCAAGGGAAATTAAAAAATGATTTAGAAGATAAGTATGGTGCTATAGATATTAATCTAGAGGATGGTACTTATACTGAACATAAACCTGACACAGATGAGTAATGTAATACGTAAGATTAGTATTGGGTCGGATTATAAAAACGATGCAATGCATTATTCAGTAGGTCAAGAAGTTTATGGAGGTCATATAATTTCTCATATTTTATTTGAGCCTACTGATAACTCTTACAATATACATATTAAAAAAAGAGATGAAATATTGCCATGGAAAAAATTTAATTCCCAAATGGCAATAGCAGTAGAATACGATCTTGAATATTAATGAAAAGTTTATACGATTTTATTGTACAACCAATAGGTGAAACATATAACAATAAAACAAAAGTAAATGGAAAAGATTTAATTTTAAATAATAAAATTGAGTCTTGGAAATTTGTGAATAGAAATGCTAAAGTTATTTCTACACCAACAGCATTTAAAACAGATATAAAAATAGGTGACACTATTGTAGTTCATCAAAATATTTTTAGAAAATTTTATAACATGCAGGGTGAAAAGAAAAACAGTAGAAGTTATTTTAAAGATAATTTGTATTTTGCATCATTGGATCAAATATATTTATATAAAAATAATAACAAATGGCATACTTTTGGTGATAGATGTTTTATAAAACCTATAAAAAACACTGATGTTTTAAAGCATCAAAAAACAACTCCTTATGTTGGTATATTAAAATATACTAATAGGTTGTTAAAAGCACGTGATATTGCTTTAGAAGATGTAATAGGATTTAAACCTGGTGCTGAATGGGAGTTTGTTATTGATAATGAGTTGCTTTATTGCATGAAATCTAATGATATTGTAATTAAATATGGAAGTAAAGAAAATCAAAAGGAATATAATCCAAGCTGGGCGCATAGCTGTTGATGAGTTAATAAAAGTTGCAAAAGAACCTATTATAGACTTTGGTCCAGACATTTCAGCTGATAGATTAAAAAATGCGGCTGCTACAAAAAAATTAGCTATATTTGACGCTTTTGAAATACTTTCAAAAATTAATGAAGAAGAAAATATAATAGAAGGTAAAGTAGAACAAGAAACCAAGAAGCCTAAAGAGTTTAAGGGTTTTGCAGAAGGAAGGTCTAAATAATGTATAAGCAAGAATTATATACTATACTAAAAGATCATGTAAAGCCAAAAGTTTTAAAGCAACAAAATAGATATAGTAAGTGGAAATACGGTTATAACAAAGAATATGATATGGTTGTTATAAGCAGAACTGGTAAAATAGGCGAAATATACGAAATACAAAATTTAAAAATAGCTTTACCGAAAGAAGAAAACGTGTATAGCAAAATAAATAAGTGGGCTAGATTCGAATATCCAAAAGAACTAAAGAATATTAAAACAATATTCAATTGGGAAACATATCCTATAGAATTCAAAAATAAATGGTATGAATATATTGATAAAGAGTTTACAAGACGTGAAGAAGGCTTTTGGTTTACTAATAAAAACAAAAGCACTTATATTACTGGCTCTCATTACAATTACCTGCAGTGGTCCAAGATTGATGTTGGGAACCCAGACTTTCGAGAAGCAAACAGACTATTCTTCATATTCTGGGAAGCTTGCAAGGCAGACGATAGATGCTATGGAATTTGCTACCTTAAAAATAGGCGTTCCGGATTTTCATTCATGTCAAGTGCTGAAACGGTTAATCAAGCCACAATTTCGTCAGACTCTAGATTCGGAATCTTATCGAAGACTGGTGGAGATGCAAAGAAGATGTTTACCGACAAGGTTGTACCAATATCAACCCACTACCCGTTTTTTTTCAAACCCATACAGGACGGAATGGACAGGCCAAAAACTGAACTTGCCTTCAGGGTACCAGCGTCCAAGCTCACCCGTAAATCCATCACCACCCCAAGCACCAGCACCGCCAACGAGATCGAAGGGCTCGATACAACAATAGATTGGAAAAACACAGGAGATAACTCTTATGATGGTGAAAAGTTAAAATTACTTGTTCACGATGAATCTGGTAAATGGGAAAGACCAGATAATATATTAAATAACTGGCGTGTTACAAAAACAACGTTGAGACTTGGAAGTAGAATTATAGGTAAATGTATGATGGGATCTACTTCAAATGCCTTAGATAAAGGTGGAGATAACTTTAAAAAATTATACTATGACTCAGACGTTACAAAAAGAAACCGCAATGGACAGACTAGCTCGGGACTATATAGTTTGTTCATACCTATGGAATGGAACTACGAAGGATTCATTGATTCTTATGGATTACCTGTATTC